TTTTTCAGCGCAAAGAAGTCGGAAGGCATGCGGGCAAGTACGTTGAACAGGGACTATATTGCTAATTGGCGTTATTTCCGCGAGTGGTTAACGGAGCAGTATCCGGAGATCATAAACGTTGAGGACGTGACTGCAGCAATTATCCGCAGCTACGTAAATTATTTAAGCGGTAAAACGGTATATAGTGGCGACAAGTATCGGAAGCCAGTAGCGCGCAAGCTATCGCCTTATACGATTGAGCACCGTGTCCGGCCGATCCGAACATTATTTAACTTCTTATCCGGTGAGAGTATGCTTTCAGTCAATCCGTTCTCTAGCATAAAATCGCAACGGTTCGACCAGGAAGACGAAGTAACATTTAGCGACGACGATGTGCGGAAGCTGCTTGCGGCACCGGACACGACCACGTTCGCCGGCTTACGGGATCGAACATTAATGCTGACGCTCGCGGATTGTGGATTGCGGATTAATGAAGCTTTACGATTGACTACGGAACACTTCGACGTTAAAGGCCGCTGCTTACATTTGCCCGCCTGGATGAATAAGAACCGAAAGCCGCGCGTCGTTCCGTTGTCGCCGGAATGTGTTCGCGAGATATTGACGTTGATTAACGAGAATAAGCAGTATTTTAATACGGAGCATATTTTCGTCGCTAATTACGGTGAGCCGTTAAAAGCCGATCATTTCCGGAAGCGACTAAAGGAACATGCGGTTAAGGCCGGCGTCGATACCGAATTAGCTCACCCGCACCAATTCCGCAGCTACTTTTGTACCATGTTTCTACTTAATGGCGGCGACCTTTTCACGTTACAGCGGATTGTAGCACACGCCAATATCGAGACAACTCGGAGATATGCGAGAATGAACGATGAGCACGCGCGCGAACAACATACGCAATTCTCTCCGCTCGCCCGGCTCGGCTTAACGCGAATCAATAAACGAAGATGATAAACGAAAAGGCCCGCCAGCAAAACGGAATCACTCCGTAATACTGACGGGCCTTGCTAACGTTAACATCCATTAATTACCATACGGGTTTTTTTCGTTGCGCGGAAATTCCGACCAGCTCCTGAACCCCCTGCGACGGCACCCGTTGGGGGTTTCGTACTTCACCGTACTAAAGCATTGAAGCGTCGTCCACTCGACCACCAACAGTTACGGTAACTGTCGCCCCTCACCTACTCCGCCTCAATCGCCGCCAGCCCGCATGGTTACGCCATTCTTACCGCTTCTCGTCCGTATCCATCCGTTCCCGATCCGTCAATTCACGCCAAATATGCGCAATAGTGCAAACGAAAGTACCCGAATCGGCAGCGGCAACCCCCTGAGTTTTCGGAGGTCGTCCGGTTTGTGCCGCGCTGCAATCGTTGTGGACGAAAAAGTTTCGGAGGCCTGCGCATCCCGACCGTGCTGCACATAAACCCCCGAGTGTTCGCCGAAAGTCGAAATTTGGGACGTGAATTTTAACGCAATATTCCGCTCGCACGCATGATAAACTCCAACTCTGACGCGGTATTCGGACGGTAACGTTTGTTCCACGCTCTAACCCGACGTTTGATTACATCGTCAATTATTTTCCGCTCTAATAATGCGAAGTCCGTACGTTGCCGCCAACGGTAAAGAGTGCGCCTATCAACGCCTACCTTACGCGCTATCTGCTCTAAGTTCAGTCGTGGAACGGACGTTAATAACCGGACAGCTTCGTAATGCCGATCATCGAGCGGATTAATGCGGCGACCCATGCAAGCACCTCCGTTTACTTTATCGCCCGTTTTATCTCTTTGGCTATGATTTGTTTGTATTCTTCCGCATACATTTTTAACGGTTGCTCCAAAAACTTCGGCTGCGTGCCCGGTGTCGTCGGATTGGCAAACTCGTCACGTCCGCCAAACTCGTGCATATAGAGCGCGTAATTAAACCGGCCGCCTTTCCCGGACTCCGTGACGCTATAGTGTACTTCGCCAGTTATTAACTCGTCCGATTCGTCAAACTCCAGCCATTTCGTGTTACGGAGAGTCCCCTTCTCCAGTGGCGCCAATTTTTCCGATTCGCGAAATAAATCCTCCGTAGCCAATTGCACCCCGATACTTGCGCCTGCCAACGCTTTATCGTAAAGTGCCGCTGCAGCTTTTTCGAATTGTGTTGTGTCGAACGATATGCCGGATTTTCCGCCCATAAATTTAACTCCCTCGCCTTCTAATCCATTCTGACGTCCCGACCCCTGCGACTACGAAAACACTCCATAGCCACCAGTACTTAATAAGTAACTGGCCGGGCGTCATATTTATTAAATCTAGGACAAAGAACACTGCGCTCCCTCCTTAGACTGCGTGACTATGAGTAAAACCGCCGGACTCTGACCAAAAGACTGCGCCGACGATTTCGTTACTAGAATTAATTACCGCCAGCCGCGTACCAGCCGGAATGCCGTGGTTATGGTTCGGCTGCGTAAAAGTCTGCGTATGGCTGCCGACGTCTACTTTATCGTCGAGCGCTTGCTGTAGCGTTCCCGTATTGGTTCGGATATTTCCGAAGCTGCCGACCGTTAACGATTGACCACCGGTAACCGCGACATTAGCGTTCAAATCGAGCGCGTCCGCTTGAATCTCGAACGTTCCCGGCGAGTAGTGGTCGAATATTACCGTCTTGCTCCCGTTGGTGAACGAAATAACCGGCCGCTGCGACGATAAATAGTACGGACTTACTCGAACATAAGCAGTCGGCGACGAATAGGCTGCGATATAGTTGCCGGTCGCTGACATTTCAGTACGCGGATATGAACCGGCCGGACGAGTCTGTATAAGTGCGCCTGTTACCTCGCCGCCCTCGATGACGGAGCCGTTGATTTCCCCGCCATTTATTTCAGACCCCGTAATCGTCCCGCCTTCTACCGCGCCTGCAATAACCTTGCCGCTAAATCGCCCGTCGCCCGTCGCTGCGTCCTGCCATACCGTTTGAACGCCGGATTTATTGTATAACGCTAGTCCATACTGGCCCGGCGCCGTTTGTCCGAGACGCACCATAGTCCGATTAAAATCGTCGGATACCGCCATCCCGTAACCATCAACGAGCGTAATCGAATCGTCATACTTTACACCGCGAAGTACAGCGTTCTCCGACGTATAGATTAACGCCTGCCTGCCACCTACAGTAGCGCGGAATATGACGTCACCGTCGGAGAGTTCGCGGAAATTAGCGAGCGTAACACGGCCTCGCTTCGGTTCGAATGGATATCGTTCATAACGCTGGACTCGCGCATCGAAGTGAAAGCCGAGAACTTCGTCCTTTACCGTTACAGTGTCGCCGATCCCTTGTATTGCTTCCGCCTTAAACTCGTCGTCTACTTTCTCCAATTCGATAAAATCAATATCGTACGACACTTTCGGAAGCTCTACGGTCGATAAATATTTCTGCATCGCAGCTAATAAAGCGGCCTGGTCGTCTATCTCCGGAAAATGAACGGAACCTTCATACGGATTGGCTGCGTCAAAGTACACGGAATCGATATATTTAACGCTATGCCCGCCGTATCCTTCGATCGTGAGCCCGGCCTTACCGTAACCATACAACCGAGTTATCCGTTCCATCGAATGGCTTTTCCGTGTGATTCCGGCGAGGTTCTTCCGATAGCGGATTGATGCCCCTCGGTTTGCGCCGGCCCGCGTCGTCAGTGTAACCGTATAGTTATCGAATACACGCTCGCCGCCGTACAATTCGCGCGCCTGGTTAAGCAGCGTTAATTTGCTATCTTCCCCGAAGTCAAAAACGTCTTGGTTAGCGAAATTACCTTCGACGGCCATCGTAAACGGCGTATTGATTCCAAGCTTCGCAAGTAGGAAAGCCGGCGGTTGGTTAGCGCTGAAATCAACGTATTCGTCGAGATAATACTGTCCGAGCTTAAACGCTACGTGATACGCTTCGACTTGCTTATAAATACGCTGCCCTTTTCGGATTTCATCGACTCGCTTGATAACGAAATGCTGGCCGCGCTCTACTCCGTCCGGAAACCGAATTTCATTGTCCTCAATCAAATCGTCGTAACGCTCGGCGTCGTCCAGCAATTTCGGGTAGATGAAAGTAACGTAATAATCAGCGTTTAGTTCTTCGACTACTCGGACGTCGGAGGCCGCCAAAAGAATATGGCGACCTGTTGCCGAATACAATTCGAGTCTGCTTCGGAATTTCTGTGTCATGGTTTACCTCCTGTGCCTTGGTATCCGCTTCTGCGCATCGCTTCGGCCATATCAACGCCGGTCCGGCCAATCGCGCGCATGTCAATCTCGTCCTCAAGCGTCGTATCGTGCATCTCAACGCCGACAACTTTTTCGATATACGTATTTCCGCCGCCGCGGCCGCCTACACCGTCAAGTAAGCTTCGTAACTGTCCCGGAGTAAACACATATTCGTTATCGCGCAAGATGGCCGTAATTTCATCCGGCATGAGCATATCGCCAGCGCTAAATGTCCCACCTGTAACGCCGTCACGGCCCGTATGGAATAGCGGAGTCCCGTCGTTATCGAACCATTTACCGGTACTTGCATCCTTCGAAGCCCCAATACTTGCGCCAAGCCGTTGATTTTCTGCCGATAATCGTTCTTTGCCGGCTTTATCCGCCGTATGCCACGCTTTCGCATTAGCCGACATTTGCGCCACTACAGACGCCGTACTGCCGGAGCCAACCGTCGACATAGCCGCTTCATATTCCGCCTGGAATCGCTGCAGCTCCGACATGATCTTCGCATTGGTCGACGTGAATGCCTTGAACCGCGCGTCCTCGGTACGTTGGTAGATGGCGATAAAGTCCCCGTTGTAATCTTCGAGCAACGTTTTCATATCGTTGTACCACGATTCAATATCGGCCTGCTGCTCGTCCAACGCTTCAAGCTTGGCGTCGCGCTCTTCCTCTAGTGCCCGGCGTTGGTCGTCAACGTCCATTAAGCGAAGCTTTTCAAGGATTTCCGCATAATGCCGGCGGCCTTTATCCGATGTGGCTCCACTGTACTTGACGGCTTCGGCTTCGAGTTCAACCCGTTCGCGCTGCCGCTCGCCATCGTCGATTAGCTTCGCTTGGTCATCGTAGAACGCTTTTATCGCTTTCCGGCGTTCGTTCAACGCGTCCAGCTCCGCCTTCTTTTGCGCGTCGATCGCTTTGATGGCATTACTTGCGCTATCTTTCGCTTGCTTTTGCGCATCGGCCGCGGCTTGCTCCGTTTTACGCATTAGAGCTACGCGCAAATTATAGAGCTCCGTATCGGCACGTTTGTAATATTCGGAGTCCTTTTCGTAACGGCCGCGGACTCTTGACCACGCTTCGAGCTTCATGTGCGCAATAGCTTCCTCGGTTTCGCCGGCTAATGTCATACGTCGCGTTTCCTGCTCGATCCAGTCCGCCGAATGATCGAAACGGTCACGCGCTGACTGCGAGGCTGCCCGCTCACGGTCGGCGGCAATCTGTTCAGCAATCCGCTGCCGGCGGCTTTCCGCGTCAATCCATATGTCGTCGAACTTTTTGTACTTTTCGGCCAGCTCCGCCATCCGTTTTTCTTCTTCCTCTTCGGTTAACTTTCCGAGTAATCGGCGAATTTCAAGTTGCTTCAACGCCGCTTGGTACGCCTGTTGTGCTATTTGCTCGGCTGTTTGTTTTATAGCCGTACTGCCGCCGCCTCGGTCATTATCTGCAGCCGTCCCGCCGCTTGTATTCGTTCGGAACGCGTCGATCCCAACCGCTAGATCGTCAAGCAGTTTATTAGCGTTGTTAATCTCAAAACGAGCTTGGTTAACTTCATCGGTCAGTTTCTTTTTCGTATTATCAACTGCAGCTTTGGCGCCGGCTTGTATAAAGCCCGCAAGCCCATCGGATACGAACGAGGCTGTCTGTGGATTCTTCGCCTCAATCTTTTCTATCTCTTCGTTGGCCTTATTGGCTAGTCGTACACGTTCCTCCGCTTCGACTTTCGCTGCCTGGATAACGCCCCTTGCCGATTCAATTGCCGCCTTTACACGGTCCCTCTCGCCTTGTATATAGCCGTCGAGCGCATCCTTATTTGCGATATGCCAACGATTTTCCTCGTCGAGTTGGGTAATTAAGTCCGGATACTCACGTTTAAGCTCCTTAACAATACCAGCGAGTCGCGATTTCTGTTCTTCCGACAACTTTTCTAGCTTATTTAAATCGTCATATTCCGCCGATAACTCTTCAAGCGTATTAACCGCGTCCGCCGCCGCTATGTTAGATTGCATTTGCTGCCGCGTCAGCTCCACGAGTGCGCCGAGCGAGTTGTCGACGGATTTCTTCATTCCTCGGAGCGCAAAGTCGGCCGCCTCTACGTTCTCGTATCCCATATCGGATAATTCTCTATTAACCGCCTTAACTGCGTCAGCAAGGTCGAACATTCGGTGCGTGTTTTCGATCGAGCCTCTGCCGCTATTGGCCGCGGCTTCTAGCTCGTTATACTCACGCATCAACTCAATATGGCGCTGTACCACTTGATTTAACGCGTCAATTTGCTCACGCGTCTGATTATATGTTTGCGCGTTGAGGATTCCGTTCGTTTTTTCCAGCGTCTTGTTAAGTGCCGATTGGTTGTCCGCAAAGTCTTTCGCGGACTTGCTCGCCGAATTAGCCGCTGCCGTATACGCCGTGACGCCCGTAACCACCGCACCGAGTATTGTAATTGCCCAACCGATTGGACCGAGCGCCGCATTAAGTCCGCGGACAGCTACAGTTATTACGCCGATTGCTGTCGCCAGGCCGAGTAAGCCGGCCGTTGTTGCGGTTACGGTCGCGACTACTTCCTTATTTTCGGACGCCCAACCACTAAACTGCTTAATAAGCGGCGTCATTTCTTCGGTGATTTTCTGCACCATTGGCAAGTACGCTTCGCCCAATTCGGCCCGCGCCGTCTCGATCGTCTTGTTAAACTCCGCCTGCGTACCCGTATAACCAGCCATCGCCGTTTCTGCATTGCCGGCGAACATAGCGGCCTCTGCGACCATACCGTTATAAGCCGCCTGGGCCTTTTGTGCGTCCGTTAGTTTGGCGGCCGACGTTCCAATTGTTGCCGCGTATTTTTCGTACATTATGCTGAGGTTAGTGGTGATTCCGGCCGAGTCCGTTAAGTTACTATTCTGCGCCTTAATACCGCGGACTGCGTTAACGACAGCTTCTCCCCACGATAGGTGAGACTCTCGATTATAAGCTGCTGCGTCGCCGAGCGCGTTAATTAGCGTTATAGACTCTTCTAATCCGTAGCCGGTCGCCAGCGTCGTCTTTAACGCATCCGCCGATTGTTGTAGCGTCATAAAGCCGCGAGCCGCTAACTGCTCCGCCGCATCTGTCACCGCTTTAACGTCATGGCCGAGCGCCTTCGCGACTTCCGACACGCCGGTTAGCGATGACTGCAGCGCGTTCGCTTCGTCGGCTAATGCTTTAACCGTCCGGACTAATCCGACGAGTGCCGCCGATGCTCCGAGCGCTGAGAGTGCGGCCGCCATCTTTTCGAAACTCATCGTTGTTTTCTTCGCGTCCCCATCTACTTCGTGCAATTTACGCTTTGTTTCGTTTACTCCCGCTTTGAAGCGTGCTGTATCGAGCTCGATGCGGGCTTTGATGCCGCCGATATCTGTTGTACTCAAACCGGCACCTCCAGCTTCGCTTCACTCATCGCCGTATCAACGATTAGCCCGATTAACACGTCGCGGAACCGGCCAAACTCCGGCAATATCTCGACGGTCGCTAGTTCTAGCGTCCCGACGATACAGTCCGCTAATAGCGTAATAAGCTCGCGCTTTTCGTCCACCCGCGCGTCACATTTAAGCACCGCGTCAATATCCGATATATAGTCGGCTAGCTTTTCCGATTGCTCACCCGGTACGCCGATCCCTTTGTATAAAGTGCTGATTGCGTCTTTCATACGATCCCCTCCGTAATATAAATAAAAGAGCCGACGGATTAACCCGCCGACTCCTTCATATTTTGATTAGTGGATTACTTTACCCATTCTAATTTCGTTATGGCTGATATATTTCGACCTGTGCGCCGCGTATGTCGCGTCTACTCGGCTAATGTGTGCTCCGCCGGCGTACTTAGTAATAAGTCCGTCGTTTAATTTTGATCGCTGCTGCTCGATGGCGTGCGTTACACTCTTAACTGAATTTAGGGCGTTAAAATAAGCGACCTTTGCCGCCCTCATCTCTGCGAATAACGGAGTTAAATGTTCGGCAACTACCTCGTCGTAGTAAGCGTTCCAATCGGCGATTTGCTCGACGACACTCCGCTGAATAGCTTCCGGTGACGACATATTTAGTGTTTTCGGCTCGAACGTTTTCATTTCAGTTTCCATATAACATCTCTCCCTTAGATTTAATAAATATTTCCGTATCCGGCTGCTTGCCGAATCTCATCTTCAAATATGCCGTGATTAGGCGCGCCTAGACGGTTAGTAAACACTTTTTCCCTGAAGTTTGGATGACCGCCAACCGCATTCGCTATTGAATCAAAATTTTCAGCTCCCATACTACTCTGACGCCAAATATTATTGGCATTACGCTGCAAATCATAGTAACCAACTAGCGATTGTAAATATGCTCCTTTAGCAGCCGCAATCTTCTCTAATACTTCGTCGTAATTCTCGTCAAAGTAGCGGACAGCTTCTTCTTTACCGATTGTTGCAGCGGCTATACGCAGTTCTCGTTCCTTACCGCTACCCGATTGTCGTGCGCGTTGCTCTCGTTCGACGCCGCCAGCGACTTGCATCGTTAATTCAGCAACTTTGCGACGTAGTTCTGTTTCTTTGCGCTCGTTCGTAGGCGTCGGGTCTGCAATCGTCCGGTCCATTGCCGCTTCCAGTTCCGCCTCGGCCGTCGAGAGTTCTGCCGTCAACTCGACGTTACGGGCCCGCACTCTTTCCGCGGCTGCTTCGCCTACTGCGATGTGCTTTTGGTACTCGGCGATTGCGTCCGCCACTCGTTTCGGTAATTTAAATTCGTTTGTTCCGCTCATTTTTCGTTCCCCTTAGCGTATAATTTTGTTCGGACGGAGCAGGCAGTCTCGCCAATACCGGAACGTTCCCGGCAGCGTGGCCGCTTGCTCCAGCGCGTCGATTGCGTCGTCAATAGCTGCAATTTCCTGCGGCCGTGCGTCCGCTTCGTCTCGGCTAAATGACGCTAGCTCACACTTGTCAAACCGCTGCATAATGCGTCTTGTTGTCCGGCAGACGGTCGGATACAACGGCGGCTGTACGTCACATAACTCGAAGCCGATGGCCTCTACTACCGTATCATCCATAACAAGGCGGAGCTGTATGACGCCTTCTTGCTGCGCTACTTTCCGTAAAGCTCGCTGTAATGCCGCATGACTGCCGTAATTTTCGTCAAATCTTCGTTCGCCGGCCGTCAGGTACGCGTCAGAAGCGACCACGCCGGAATGATTAACGAGTAACCAGGCGTAGGCTGTCCGCTTGTCGTCCGCCGCCGATCCGATGTATAGCGAGTGCTGCATTACTCCATACCCGCCAACTTATTAGATAGCGTGACGACCGCACTAAAGTCTTTCCGCTTTTTAGCATCGGCCAATTGCTGCGCTACATTATCGCGCTCCGTAGGCTGGTTAGATTTTTGAATAGCTAGTAACTCCGCTACCTGTGCGGATAAACTTGCTAATTGTTGTTCGAGGTTGTCCGGCATGTTCATTTCTCCTTTTATTTAAACTTGTGCATCTAATGTATATCCTCGTCGAACCGCGTCATTGGCGAGTAATAGCGCGTTCTGTCCGTGATACCGGGTAAATTTCTCCCGCGGCACGTATTCGATTTTTACCGTCAGCGGCCGGACTAGCTGGATTGCCGCCCTAATCGCCGCCGAACGCTCGAATGCCCGGTTGAAGCTACGGAAAATCACGACGTCGTGTGATCGATCGACTTGCCGCACCGCCTGCGTCAATATAACCGGGATAGCCTGGCGGATTGATGCCGTTTTAATCTCGCCGGCCCACGAAATGACGTGATACGGATCGTAAATCGACCGTCCATCCTCCGCAAATTGACGCTGCAGTAATTCGACGCCGGCATATATCCGACCGTCAACGTTAATGAGCGCTACGTCCGCATACGTGACGTTATTAGTCAACCTCGCCGGACTCCCAAATAACATTGATGTTCGTTGCTTGCAGCCCCTTCGGCGTCATTTCAACGTCAAAACTCACGGTCTGATCGGCTTCGAGCGTCCTGTACCCGTCTGCATTGATTCCGGACCAATGTGCAAATACATCGCCGCTGCCGTCCTCTCTCGCGATAAAACCGTATCCTTTTTCAGCGCTAAACCATTTCACTTTACCGTTTTCCATTTCGTATAGTCCTCCCGTTTATTTGTCTTTTTACTAGCATCGGCGCGTGTCGACGGATGTGCTCGTCCGTTACGTATTCGCCGTAAATCATTTCACCGATGAAGTCCGACTCCGTATCGGCTATGACAACTCGGCGGTTATGGTATTCGATTGGAATAATCTCGCTCACGAACAACACGACGTCATCCCCTTCCACGCATAACGACGTATTTTAGATACCGGCATTGCTCCGGCTCGTCCCGCCAATACTTACAACGCGGGTCAACCTCGGACTGCAGCGCTTCCATCAACGCACAAGTCCGGTCCGGCCGTATGAATCCGCAGTATCGCGCGGCGTGTTCCGCGTTACTCATGAGCCGCCTCCAAACTGTACAAATGTCCGGCTAGTCATTTCGAACTCATCCGGCCATCGGCCTGCCTTTAGACCGGCTTGTAGCACGAAAAGAACCGCGCCACGAATTTCCGGCTTAGTGATTCCGAGGTTTTTCGTTGGGCTGTATTCCTTGCATATGAGCGTCGCCATCCGTTCAACAAATGCCATGAATTTAGGGCCTGTCATTTTTGCCAAATGCTCCGGCGCGTTTGATTCTCTTTGGATAAATTCGATCATGCGGCGGAACAGTACCTCATACTCAACGTCGCCCAGCACGTAAACAGCGATTTTAAGCGGCCGCTTTCCTTCCGCATACAGGACGTAAGTATATCCGTCCTCTCCTTGCGAAAAAGTAACCTCCATCGTACATCGTCCCTATTGCGGAGCGCTGCGGTCTGCCCCCGTCTATTATTTGTATCCCGCGTGGAGCCCGCGCCGTTTACCGTCCGGCCGTAAGACGAAAAATGAGCATAAAAATAGCGCCTCTACAGCGCCAATTTTTCGAACTCTTTCGCTCTTTTAAGTGCTTCCTCAACTTCCGGATCGCCGCCAAACGTCTGTTTGATTCGCGTTCTTAGATTATCGGATACGTTACGATGGCGACTCTCGACGGCCGCTATTGTCGATTCGGCGACCCCTAACGACTTCGCGAACGCTGCCTGCGATAAGCCTTTACTGATGCGTATAGCGTGTACCGTTTCGCTGTTCACTTCTGTTCCCTCCTTTGCTCTACTAAATCCTTACTATGTGCCTATAAAAAATAATGGGGATTTTCTCCCCGTCTATACATACATGGAAACCATACCATAAAAATAGTAGTATACTTTTCCATTGTTCACAAAATGTTCATATTCTCCTTTGGAATGTAAGCCTTCTTATCTATGTCTAATTGACCGCCACCTTCTAGGAAAGAATCATATGAGACTTCCCCGCGCTTCCGCTTATCTTCATCGTACCAAACCGCATCGGCATTTTTAACCGGATACTCGGCCCGGAATTCTTCCTTTTGTACGGGCTTCATGATGATATCAGCGAATACGTCGAGGACGGAGTATCGTGTCCGCCAGTTCTTTCGTCTAGTCATCGGATGGCGATATCTTCGCTTTTCTAGTTTTCTACGATTCCATCCCGCCAGCTCAAGCAAACAGATAGCGGAATCAACTACCATCACTCGAAGCTCTTCGTCCTCTATCCGGTAATGCTCGTTCCAAAACGTAAAAAGATTCAAATGACACCCTCCTTATAGGTACTTCCGTACCTTATTCGCAAGTCGTTCCTTTACTCGCGAAGCTTGTTTTCTATCTCGAACACCGATTTCATCCGCCATTTCCTGCAGTGTTGCGTCCGGGTACTTTCGTAAATACTGGAGCAAGTTCTGTTCTTGACCGTCTAGCGACGGCTCGGATGCCATTTCGGAAATAGCAGTGTCTAATAGCGCTAATTGTTCAGCGCTTGGTGCTTGGAAGCTTTTTTCATACTGCTTTTGAATCTTCTCGTCCCCTAATGATTTTGCAAGATGGTTAATTCGCCGCTTTTTAGTCAACGCATTTCGAACAACGTCTCTGCCCGCGTTTCGAATAGTACCCCTCAAATAATCGAAAAATGACCCTTTTGCGCCATCATACCGTAACGCCGCCTTTGCTACCGCAAATCTAAAATCGCTTTCGAAATCATCCTCGTATAGACGGTATTTTCGACAATTGCGCGCCCACCGTTCAGCTTCACGCTTAACGAAAGCATTCGTTTGCCATGATAATTTTTCGAACCCATAACGGTACGGCTGCGGATCGCCTCGTTCCATGCCCTCAATAGCCGACAAATAATATTCAGCCCACGCTGCGTCTACGTTGCGCCGGCGCTCACTAAAGTATTGCTGTCGGAGGACATGTTCAACTAGCTCCTTACCTCTCATTTGAATAGCGGACATTTTACAGCCCCTTAGAAAATTAAATTTATTTTTGATTTGCCTGCCACAAACACTACTAAAATTACGTTATATACTACGTCAGCCCACTAATGGGCCTCCGCCCTCCTGTACGGTACATACTCCGCCATATCACTCCGAAGTTGTTCCGAATCTATGAATATGTAGACATTATAGTTAGGACGAAAAGTATTCGACGTTATCTTTATCAATTTGTGGCCGTGATAGATCAACCAACCGGCCATTCTTGCAGAATGAACGAGCATAGTGCGACCCCCCCCCATTATCTTATTGCCTCCCATGCACCCTGTACGACCTTGAACAGGAACTCTGATCCACCTTTATCGGGATGAACCGCCTGCACTAGCGAGCGATACCGGGAACGTACTGATGACGTTTTTTCACCAAAGCTGACGCCCAATACTTCGTGGGGATTTAATCCAAGCGATTGAATCGGCGTTTTTCCTGGCGGATTCTTATGAGCGGATATTATTGATTGAGTCGATGCTCTCTGTTTAACAGCAGCCAGTATCGTTTCATATTTATCCGCAATTACTCCACCACTCAAGTTTTTGGCAATCTCCATCATTCGCGAGCGGCTTTCGTTATCAAGCGCTAGTATTTTAACAGCTGTACCGTAAGGTACTTCGTCCAATGCCGACAAGTCCTCGCCATGTCTGGTTGATTCGTCCTGCTGTTCGTTTTTAGGCTTAACTAGTCCGGCCGCCTGCCGCTCCACCTTGACTGCCTCCCGAATCTCCTTCACCGTCATATTGACGACGTCATTACACGCAAGAAACTCCGCACGGTCTACCGTTTCCGGTAACTTAACTAGTTCGAATAGTTTACTCGTCGGCAAATCGTGCGACGTCGCATGGTTTCCGAATTGGACGTATACCTGTATGTAACGGGTCGCCGTGCTTGGGTCAATACCGAACCCGCTTAACCACGTTCCCCATTGACCGTGCGTCAGGTCATTGTCGCGGACATGTTTTAATAGCATCCCCGCTCAAACACTGATTCGCGCTCTTTTCGAGCTAGCTCCCGTAGACGCTGCTCGACCGTCACTAAATCCGCTGCGAAGATGTGATTTTGTTTTCTTATCGCCATTTTTTCGCCCCTTCCGATTATTTTTATCCTATATAGAATAAATTTAACTTGAATTGAATATAACATAGAGTGCTAATGTTGTAAACTATATAGTATAAAATTATTCTGTTTGCGATAAATTTATATTTGTTGTATGATGATGTTGGAGGCGATATTATGAAAAGGAATGGCCACTTTCACCGCATCGGGTCTGAAATCTACATCAACGAAAATGAGAAGGACGCAAACGAACCAAAAAGATATGTAATCGAATTTACCCTGCTACATACGTTAAGAAAACGAGGGATAAAGCAAAGCGAACTTGCTAAAATGGCCGGAATAACAAATAATGCAGTCACAAACCTTGTAAGAAATTACAGAGAACGCGTGAGCCTTGACCATATCGCAAAGATTGCCACAGCCCTACAAATCACCGATTTAAACGAGATTATGACGATAGTAGAATACGAAGAGGCTGAATTTTTCAATATGTATAACTCCCACCACCCAAACGGAGACGACGAATAAAACTCGTTGTCTTTTTTTTCAAACCCCGAAACAAAATCGAACACTTGTTCGTATTATAAATCAAAAGGAAGCGCCCGACAACGTTTGCAGCCGCGCCGGACGCTTTGAAACTTCCGGAAGTGTATGTGCCTAACAGCTTGCCACGCTGTAGCGGTCTAACCGCCATACCTTCCGCATCATATATGTGAACCGGTCGCCAATAACCGATAGCACTCGATCGGCCGCCGCACCCTAGCCGGACAAGTTTGCCGCCATGTCCGACAATTTGCCCGCATGGCGATCCAATCCGTTTCGAGCCGAATTGGTACGAGCTTGAAGCACTTGACGCTGAGCGGGGTCATTCCGCCGAATTGTTCGCGCAACTCGACGGTAATGCATTAAGTCCGTATTCCGATCCCAGTCGGGCCGATAGCCAGCAAGAGCCGGTTGCAGCCACTAGGTACTGACTTGAAAAAAGACATGCGGAATAAGCACGGATGACCTCAGCTGAACTTAGCCCATCCTCGCAAAAACTGTTAGCAAAATAGTTAGCGCTATTCAACTGCAATTAAAGCGGCTATCCGCGACAAGGAACTCCGTATCTGCAAATCTGCAGGAACGGGAGCCTCGTTTCGACCGGTTACCATCCGGCTCTTATCAAGCGGAAAATTAATCAAAGTGGTGCTTCACCAACTCCAGATCGAAGTCGCAGCCGGATTGCATCAGCTTTTGCGTTAGAAACTCAAGGGCGTTCATTTCCGACAGCTTGGCGGTCAGTTCGTGAATGACGATATCACCGCGAGTCACGTTTTGGGCAAGGATGTAGCTACCGTAGCGACCGGCCGTATATAAGTCCGGACACTGGTCGACCGCCTTGCACGATTCAATCCAAAGCGTTCCTTCCACGTCGATGTACATGAGGTTGAACTTATCAATCAGAGTCGCGTCATGCTGGACGTACTGGCCGTCAAACGGGCCGGCGATGTAGGTTACACGTTTCAGCGTCATATAATCCGCCCCCTTTCCGCTTCGAGCCGAGCGTTTAACGCCAGCTTATACGAAAATAGGCGGTCAGCACGATTGGACGGCGGCTTACACGTTGACCGCCGCATAAGTCCGTCTAGCCGAGCGAGGTTGTATGCATGAACCTTTCGGATATAATACGACATGTGACGGAGCAGCTTGTTCACCGGAGCGCACCGCCGATCATGCCGCGGAGGAATTCCGCAAATAGGGCGCCGAGGATACGGGCAACGTAACGGCCGCGCGGCGTTCGGCGGTTAGGCATTGACTGCAACACGAGCATCATTGGAATATACCCCCTCTCGTACGATTATAAAGCCGAGATCAAGGAGCTGCGCCGGAGTGATTTCGATGCAAGACGCTACAATATCGCGGCGAACGGATGGCAGCACTTTATAGAAGAGGCCGGGCAATACTACGATTTGCTGACGATAAGCAGGCAGGCGAGTCGGAATAGACGGATTGCAGAATGTGACGATCATGTTACCGGAGCGGCCGCAGCGGACGTAACCGATCGAGTACATTTGTAACGGATCGAGTTTACCTGTGGCGTTGTTGAAACGTTGAACGTTGAAATACTTGGTCATAGCGTAATACCTCCAATATCGTTAATAGTGAGCGTGACGTTAAGCGACTGGCGGATTTGGTTGTTCTTCTCGGCTTTCTTCCGGCATTGGTCCGCTGCTTTATCGCAGGAGCTTTGTATCGCGGAGTTAAGCGGTCCAAGCTGCGCAATTTCCCCTTTGATAACGCGGCGCTGGCGTAGCACCGTCTGCAACATCGTTACGGCGGCATAGCTTGCGGATATACCGTCCTGGCCTTCGAAGTCTAAGCGTTCGATTTCGTGGTAGAGTGCGGAAACCTGTTTGTCGAGCGAGGATAGTGCGGATTGAAGTTTAGCAAATTTCGAAGCAACTTCGGACTGTAGCGCTTTGAACTGCGCAAGGTACGTATCGGCTAACGACAT